ATTAATAATTTCATAGCAAGAACCATAGCACCCATTGCACCTATGCCCATCATAAACACATCCCAAGATACATTACTAAAATTTTGAAAAGCATATGATAAAATTAAAATTGCGGAGGCAAATGCAATCATAGCCCCAGCCGCTGCTAACATTTGACCGGGATTACCTATACTATCAAGCATTGATTTTACTTTTGGCGGTCTTCCTCGTTTTGGTTTTACCTTATCACTAACATTTTTAGTTACATCAGTTGAATCTGTTAATTGAGTTAGTTTTTCTGTTGGTAATGAAAACATTTTTTTACCTATATTAGATACCCAATTATATATACCACCTAATGGCCCTTCTTTAATATTAGTAAGAGTTTTTGACCACTCACCTGTAAATGCCAATACACCACCCATTCCTTTTAATAATGTACCACCAACACCAGTACCAACTTCAGTTATTGTAGAAGTAATAGAATTAAAAACTCCTTCTAATTTACCGGCAGATGTGTTTGCTCTTTTTTGATTTGCTTCCATTTGTTGCAATTCCGTTACTGATACACCAATTGCTTCAGCCACTGCTCTTTTTTGGAAAACATCCATTTTATTAAATGCTGCAATACCACCAGCTGCATTTAAAGCTTCTTTCATAGCACCAGCGGAATCACCGGCGTATGCTAATTCTCTTGCTCTGGATAAATTTAAATTTCTACCCAATAAAACTGATGCTTCCATTTCTGATGCAACGGATGTTTGATAATCTAATAAATTATCACTAATTTTTGAAGCAGTTGCTAAATCAACGCCCAATCTACGAGCTTCTATTGCTGCTTGCGCTATATTAGCTCCACCATCTTTTGAGTATAGTGCAAAGAACTCTGTATTTTCTGCAATATCTTTCATAACATTGGCTGGTGCTACACCATTAGCTATTGCTAATTGTGAAGTTGCTTCCATTGTATTTAATGCAGTTGAATTTGAAAGGCCCGATAAATTACCAAATTGATTTACTAATTGTGCTGCCTCATCACCGCTAACACCCAAACGATTAGCCATAACACCAACATTTATACCCATACCAACCGATACATCATTTGCATTACCTAACTTTTCAGCTAAAGATATTACTGCCTGACCGGCATCGTCTCCTAATATTTTAGATACTGCAAATGCTTGAATTTTAAACCCAGTCATTTGCAATACACTTCCACCAATTTGTTTAGATATATCTACAAATTCATCAAATATACTACCCACATACATCAATGCAATTCCAGCTGCATTTTTAAATGATGAAAAGAATATTTCTGTGGTGGCTGCTATTTTTTTGAAGAATTTTTCTAAATCTTGTAAATCACTGGTCAATTCGGAATACAACTCTTTTACATCTTTTGATACATTTGCAATTGAATCGGATTCAATAACTATTTGTTTTAATGCTGCTATTTGTTTTTGTAAATTTTGAAATGTTTGGTTTTCTTTACCATTTATTAAAGCATATGTATCGGCTTGTGTTTGTAATAAATTTAATGATTTTTGTATTTCATTACTTTTTATATTATATTCTAACGTATCTTCTTTATTTAAACTGGATAATTCAGTAGCTAATGATAACGTTTGATTATATGTTGATACAAATGCCTCTAATTCCGCTTTCTTTTCTCCTGATGCAGCTTTTGCAGATGCATTTAATTTTTGTGATATTGATAATGTATCCATCATCCGATTTCTAAAACCAGTTAATGAATCGGGTATTTGTTTATACACATCTGCTAAACTTTTAGTTTCTTCTAATTGTTTAGTTTGTTTATCTAACGATAGATTTTGCGCATTTCTAATTTTCTTAAATGCAGAAATTGTTTTATCTAATTCGGAATTTATATTGGATATGGCAGTAGATTGGTCACTCAAAGTAGATGATAATCCTTTTTTGATTGCATCTAATTCAGTATGATACGCTCGAATTTGTTTTACGAGTTTTTCAATTTCATCATTTGTATTTTGAGATTGCTTTGCCATTTATTATTAGAATCCGTACTTTTTCATTGTATTACGAAAATTTTCATTTTCATCACTCATACGCTTCATAGCATTTACCATTTCAGGATGTGCCCCTGCTTTTTTAGCGGCTTCGGCATATTTATCAGCAACACCTTGTTGTAATCCTTTAAAAAAATTATCAACAATTTTTACTAAAATACCTTCTTTTAATTGTTTTTTATTATCCATAATACTACATTTATTCTTATATAAATATCCATAAACAAAAAAAGTTAGGATTATTATCTCCTAACTTTACTATTTGCTTTACTAATTTGCTCCTGTTCTGCTTTCTTAATCTTTAATAAATTATTCACATACAACCGTCTTATATGTAGTGGTAAATTATATACATCTGAAAATGTAAATCCACCACCACCTCCAAACACTAAAAAGAATATTTCTTCGTGGAGTTGTAAGCTATAATTAGTTGGAAGGGTAAAAAAAGCTAATCCCAAATGGGATGTCTAGCGCCTCCGCTTCGCCGGTGATTTCAGAAACGAAATCGTATTTTAGGTCTAAATCTGGTGAGATTGTTTTTATATATTCCCTAAACGCTTTTGTATCTTTTGCTAACATATTTTTTGAAAATTTGCTAACTACGCCTCTATCAGAATCACCATCTACTGAAACAATCATATATTTTAATCTAGTAGATACATCGGATGAAAACTCTTTATTTTTAGCTAATCGTTCTAATGATGCAATTTCTGCATTTATATCTTTTTCATCTTTGTGAGTTAATAATTTAAATACCACTTTCTTTTTACTTAATGGTAATTCTAACTCATAACGATTTTCTGTATTCAATATATTATCAACAATATCTTTTGTTTGAACTGCCGATAAATCAATTACAACTTTTTGTTTTTCACCACTAAATGGGTCTGTAACCTCTACCTCATAATCAGGTCCGTATCCTAAAATACGAGTTGCAAGAAATACTGCATTTTTATCACCGATGACAATATCATCTGGATTTACATCCGGTTGAACTACTACTGATTCAAATAATTTATCTAACACTACACCCTTACGGATTAGATTTTGAGAAGAAAGTATATCTTCTTCCTTTGCCGTCATATATTTGATTTCCAAAGTTCCTTTACTTAACGGATTTGATGGTGCGTAACACTTGCCTTCCGATGGTAATGAAATGATTTGAACCGGAAAATCATAAGTTCTAGCTACTGCTTGTTGTGTTGGTTGTTCTGTTTGAGGTTGCGTTGGTATTGCAGTTGTTCCTCGTGAAATGTTTACTTCTTCTTCCATAACTATAATAAATTGTTTTTAATTCCTATTTGTCTAATACAATCTGGTCTTGCACATAGTTCGTTTGGTAGATTACCACAAGAACATTTATTCTCATCTATATTTGATGAAAATCTTTGTACACTATCCAAAAGTAATCCTTTAGTTTGAGCAGGTTGTTGCTCTTTTAGTAAATCCCTAATTTCTGTTAATAGGGTTTTGATTATTGCGAATTGTCCTAATTCCATAACATTATTTTTTGTATATATAAATATACTAAAACAAAAAAAGTGTGTAAAAATTACACACTTTTCTTAAATTTTTAAATTTTTTATTATTAGTATTCTAATACACAATAATCTACTGATAAAGTGATTGAGATGTTTACGGGGTCATTTGAACTCCAATCCATTTCACCAAATTCAGCTGCTGAAATAAATGCTCCAACTAATTTCCAGTTTTCAATCTTATCACCAACAGGTCCTAATGCGTAGATGTCAATGTTTTTCTTATAGAAATCTGCATAACCATCACGACCAGTAATAGATTCATGTGAAGTTCTAATCCATTCCATTACTGCCTGTGCTCCAGATGGAACAATTGGGTCATATAATTGAATAGTTAAATCATCCCAGTTAGATTTTCCCTTTATCTTACGCTTTACGTTGATGTGGTCTAATGTGATTGTTTCACTTGTATATTTTGGTCTGTTAGATGCCTTTATCATAAATGACGGGATACCATCAACTTCCATTACAAATCTTTGAGATAATTTAGGTTCAAAGTTCGTATAGAACATTTTATCAAACCCTAATACTTCTGCCATTTTTTATTTCTCCTTATATCTTTTATATAAATATATCTTTTTTAAATTTATTATGCTCCAAATGTTGCACCCGTAGGTAAAATATTGAAATCAATTTGGATAAATTCAGCAGTTTTAGTAGGTTGTAAGAAAATTGCTCCTTGTAAGATGTTTCTATCAATCACATCTGGTGTGTTATTTGAATCATCCATTACCACTCTAAATGCATATAAACCTTGTCTTTGTTGGATACCCTCTAAATATGGATTTACAGTATTTAAGAATTTGTTTCTAGTCTCTGCAGTATTTTGTTCAAATACTAAATAACGAGATGTAGAAGCGATATATTTCTTAACCGTAATCAATAATCTACGAACATTTATTCTATCTAATGCAGATGGTTTAGATTGTAAAGTTTTTTGTCCAAATGCTACAATACCTTGTCCAGGAAATTGTGCGATTGGATTTACTTTTCCTTCATACAATGTATCTCTGTCAGCGTGAGTTAGACGATTTACTACTGAAATTGCTCCTGTAATACCACCACGATTTAACCCTGCTGGTGCAAACCACTCTGCTGCAGTATTATCATTTGCTGCAAATACTGCTGGCATTAATACCGATGGTGGAACTGCTACCATTTTGTTAGTATTTAAATCGATTGTTTTAACCCAAGGGTAGTAAGTTGCTGCGTAGTTAGTATCTAATGATTCTGCTACCTCAACTGCTCCAGCGATTGTACCATCTTGTGCTACTGAATCCATAATGTAGAAACAATCAGTACGAGATTCACACAAATCAATACCTGCTTGTGCTACCGATGGGTGCAATGATTGAATAACACCTGGCAATACTACCAAATTAATATCGTATTCATCTTGATTAGAAATTGCGTCTAATGCTCTTTGGTATGCTACCGAACCACTTTTTGCAGATGTTGATAAATCAAATCCTTGTGAGTTAGTTCCAGTAATATCAATTCCTTTGTTAATTGATTTAGCCGGAGATTTTCCATCAAATCCACCTTGAAACGCTACACCAAATGCTCTTTTAGTTACATCTGCTGCTGCCGAACCAGTTAATGGTAAACTTGCAGTAGTATCTAATGAGAACGAATTAGCAGTTGTTGCTGATTGTGGAATTGGTTTTAAGAATTGCTCATTATCTAAACTAACAACTGAAGTTTCAAAATCAAATCCACTTACATATGATGATGTTGCTACTGAATTTGTTTGGTAAACTACATTAGCTAATGAACCAGTATATAAACCTGCCCAAATTGGGTGGCTATACGCTGCATTTCCATAAGGAGCTGCAGTTACAGGTATTGCATCTATGTTACCCATCTCAATATAGATATAACGAGATTTATTAGAGTAATCACCATATTCGGTAATTTTTCCAGTTGCATCTGATGTTACATATCTATCACCAATTGCTCTTGCAATATAGTTTGGAGATGTTGGGTCTAAATTTAAGTTAGAATAAGTTTCTAATACAAATTTTCTCTTATCAGTATCGGAATACTTTCTTAATTGTAATGTAAATGTTGCGTAATCAGAACCAGCAACAGAACCAGCTGCTTTCACATCTGAAATTATTGCTTTAAATCTTGTATTTTCAACATTACCATCCGAAATAGTTTTAATTTTAAATAAATCAAATCTATTACCACCAATCAATTGAGATTGAATATATGGAGTTGAAGCTCCAACTGCGTTATCATTAAAATTTTGTGCTGGTAAAATAACAGCCGAAGCTATTGAACCAGATAATGATGCTAAACTTTCAAATTTAGTATAAACATATCCATTTTTATTTCCTAATGGAGATGTACCAAAAATTGCTTCAACAGATGCAGTAGCCG